GCTTGCCTTCAATGAATGCCTTGATCTGTGCGTCCCGCGTCTCGTTGAACCGCTCCGCCTGCTGGCCGGTCCTGACGATCTTGAGGGGCCGACCGGCGGCGTGGGCGTCGGAGGCCTGGAGGCCGAAGAGGAGGTTCGTGTTGGGGTCGGATTGTGGGGAAAATAGCCCCAGTTCCTCCGCCAGCTGGCGCCCCAGGATCGGGTCCTTGCCCGATACCTCCTTCAGCCAGCCGCGCACCCGCTCATACCAGTCGCCCCCAGGCGCTCCGGCCTTCACCTTGGCGTCGAACGCCGCGCGCTGGGCGGCGAGGTCGGCGTCGTTGCGGATCGCCGCCGGGGCGCCGACATAGCCCCCGTCCGGCTTGGGGATGACGTGGACGCCGCTCTCGGCCTGCTTGATGGCGTCGGGCAGGCTCTGGTCGCGCAGGCTTGGCACGGCGGCCAGGGTGCCAGCGCGGCCCGACCCTGTCCCCGCCGTGCCGCCCCCGGCGCTGCCCCGCACTCCGGTGTCCATGTTGGAGAGGTATTTCTTGTAGAGGGCCTGGACCTCCCTGGAGGGGCTTAGGAGGCCCGCCGACAGGGTATCGGTCCCGGTCGCCTTCTCGGGCGCGGGCGTGTCCGACAGCAGGCTTTCGGACAGCTTGGAGGCCCGCAGGTCGCGCGCGTCCTGGGCGCCCTGCTCGACCCGCTGGGTGGCCGCCTGGACGCGTGGGGCGGCGCCTGGGCGCAGGCCCGCAGGCAGTCCCGTGTCGTCCGTCAGCAGGCTGGGCAGGTCGCGTGAGAGGGTTTCACCGGACGGCGACAGGCGGCTGACGTCCTCCGCCGTCTGGGCCGCGATCCGGCGCGCTTCAGGGGCGACGGCGTGCTCGGCCCCCCTGGCCGCCGTCCTGGCGGCGTCCTGCAGGATCGGCTTGACCTCGCGGGCGATGGTGCCGCCGAACGGCGCCAGGGCGAAGCCACCCATGCCCAGCTGCAGCGCGTGCCGCCTGGAGGCGTCGATGTCGCCGTGCCAGATGTCCCGCGCCAGCCCCGCCCCGCCTTCGGCGATGTCGGGCGCGGCCATCGCGATGTTCGCGGCAGGGTTGGCGCCGACGCCAAGCTTCAAAAGCTCATTCGGGTCCGACAGGGTGCGCTTGCCCGCGTCGTAGGTGTCATCCCACCAGCTTCTGGGGGTGACCGCGTCCATGCGCTCGGTGCCGACCGGGTTGCCCGCATAACGCTGCAGCAGGCGGGCCTCCTCGTCGTCGTCAGGCAGGATCAGGCCCATTAACGCTGCCCTCCGCCATTGCCGCCCGCGCCCTCGCCGCCGGACCAGTAGCCGTTAGGGTTGTCGAACAGCTTCTTCGCCTGGGCGATCTGGGCGGCGTCGTTGTCCAGCAGGCCGGGAAGCTGCTGTTGCTGCGGCGCCTGCCAGTTGGGATCGGGCGCCTGGAGGCTGGCCTTGTAGTTGGCGTAGTCGGAGGGTGCCAGGGTGTTGTAGCCGCCCGCGAAGAGGGGCTGTGGACCGGCGTAGGGCGTGCCTGGGGCGACCGGCCCCTGGTGCGGAGGCGTGTAGCCCGCCGCGTTGGGGTTGGTCGTGTTGGCGGGTTGCTGGCCATACTGCTGCAGCATGGCGACGATACGCGGGTCGAGGACGGTGCCTGTGGTGCCGCTCATTCTGGGCCTCCCGGGGACATCGGTGGCAGGGCCGGTCCGCCGCCTGCGGACGGGGCGGCGCCGTTTGGCTTGCCGGGCATGGCGCCCATCGGCGGCGCGCGGAGCGCCTCGCGTATCAGGCCGGTCCGCACCTGGGTCTGGGCGCGCTGCTGGGCGATGTCGCCTGCGGAGGCGATGTCGGCGTCCTTCATCGCGGCTCCGGCGACGTGGCCCATCGCGGCCTGCTGCATGCGGCCCTGCATGTCCGCCTGCTGCATGCGCTGCTGGCCTTCCTGCTTCATCTGCTCCATCTGCTGCTGATGCTGCTGGGACAGGATGTCACGGTCGCGATCGAGCGCCGCCTTGATGGCGGTCAGGTCCACCTGGGTGCCATACTTGGCCTGGATTTCGGCCGCGCGGAGGAAGACGTCCGCATCCAGCTGGTCGCGCCTGAAGTCGTCGTCGTTTTTGGCCTTGGCGACGTCCAGCTGCATCTGGGCCTGATCCGTTTGTGTCTTGGCCTGCGTCTTTGCCTTCCCGACGGCGGCTAGCATCTGATTGGGGTCGGGCGGCTTGTTCTGGGCCATCTGCTGGGAGAGCATCTGTTCCTGCTCGGGCGTGACGACCTTGAAGAACCGGTCCGGGTTTTTGAACCCCATGATCCGCAGCATCTCCGCGTAGGTTTCGCGAAGTTGCCCGATGGACACTAGCGCGTTGCCCGGGCCGAACATCTGCAACACCTGCTCCTGCTTCTGGCCGATCGTCGCCAGGAAGCCCAGCCGCTGCTCGTCCGTCCCACGCCCCAGGCCGACATTGACCGAGACGTCCATGTCGGCGTCCCAGAAGCGCGGATCGACGGAAACCCACTGGTTTCGGAGGCGGACCACGCGCGCCTTGTCCTGATGGCGCACGACGTAGCGCAGGAGGCCCTTGAAGACGTCTTTGATGCCCAATTCCGCGAAGGTGCGCGCGATAAGCTCGACGCGGTCCTGCTGGGCCTCCACGGAGGCGGAAACGGCCGTTTTGGTAGTGGATTGGAGGACGTTGGCGTCCAGGCCCTGGCTCTGCCGGGAGATGCCGGTCCGTTGCGCCCGCATCTCGTCCAGATATTGCATAACCTGCAGAGCGGGACCGCCAATAAATGGTTCCGCAAGCGGCTGTACCATGCCGGGCGCCTGCATCCGGATTATGGCGCCGACCTCGTTGTTTAGCACGTCGTCCATCGTGACCGCGTTCTCGACCACCGCCGTCCGGGGGAAGATCGCCTGGGCGAGGCTGTCGAGGATCGAGCGCAGGACTGAGGTTTTGATATCCTGCAGGTCGATCGTCTGGTCCGCGATGGCGTAGCCGACAGCGGCGTGGGGCAGGCGGATGGCGTTGAGGATGGCGAAAGGCGCCTCGACGTCGATCTCATCGGAGGCGATCTCGGGATCGGTGTGGCCTACCGTGCATATGCGGTGAAGCTCCGCCACGCCGTCGCCGTCCGCGTCCAGGCGGACCCAGGCTTCGGTGTGGGGCACGCGCCATGTGGAGATGTCGGGACCGCTGTCAGGCTCGCCCTCGCGCAGGCCGGGATTGCGGCTGCGGGCCTCGCTGTCGCGGACCGAATTGCGGGCCTCCGCGTCGGGGCTGGCGTGCTCCTCGACCATCTCCCGGTCGTAACCGCGCTCGATCAGGTCCGAGACGGTCGGCGTGGTCCGGTGCGCCACGTAGCGGGCAGTCAGGACGTCGCGCGCCTCGCGGGCGATGAGGAATTCCTCTGGAGGCACAGCCATCACGCGCAGCACCCGCTTCTGGCGGGTGCGGCGGACCGTGCAGTCGGTCAGCGGCATGGCCACGCCGGGCTGGAACATGCCCGGGGGAGGAGGGGGCGCCGGAGGCCCGCCTGGGGCGCCTGGAGGCCCACCGGGAAGGGAGGGGCCAGGAGGCGCTCCAGGGGCGCCAGGGGGCACGCCGGGCGGAGGTGGTGGCTCCATGCCCTGCGGCCCGCCAGGGGGGCCTGGAGGCGCCTCCTGGCCCTCCGGTGGGGGTCCGCCAGGGGGCATCCCTGGGGGCATTCCCCCCGCGCCATTCAGTCCCGCCTGCCCCGGCCCTGGTTGTCCCATCGAGCCACCCATCGCGGGTGAATTGATACCAGCGGGAGGAGGGGGTGACGCGGGGGGTCCGCCGCCTGGAGGGGGTGGAGCGGGACCACCTCCAGGGAGGGGGGCAGGGGGCGTGGCACCGGAGCTATCCCCGCCCGGCGGGGCCAGGGTGGCCGCGTCGGGTCCGGTGTGCTCCTGCTCGAGGATTTCAATCTCGGGGTCACTGGCAAGCTGCATGAATTGCAGCATCGTCAGCCCAGTATAGTTGAACTCCTCGACCTTGTGGACGTCCTCAAACGTCCATTTTATGATGCCGATCTTCTTTAGCAGCGCATCGTGGACACTGTCGTATAGTGTCGCGAACCAGTTATTGCCGTCGGCATTTAGCAAGTATTGGATGTATTCTGTCGCCTGCTGCGCCTGGGGAATGTCCTCGGCGCTGTTTGGCTCGTAGTCCACGACCTTGTCGCCGCCAGCAAAGACCCTGATGATGCCTGGAAGCATCGTGTGGATGATGTCCGCGACCTCGCGTACCACGGTGGAGGAGCGGCCCTGTTCCAGATGCTCGGGCGTGCCGTCATCGTTAAGTACAGCGCCCTCGTAATACGCGAAACTGCGCTCGCGATCGGGACCTAGCGTGTCATCGGCATAATTGGCGGCGTCCTCGCGGTAGGCGCGCACGATCGCGAGGATTTCCTCGTCGTCCAGCTTGGTTGCGCGGGATCGCGGGTTGCGTGCCAAGGGTTGTGTCGTCCTGTGAAGCGAGTTGCGCGGCGCGGAACGTAGGATATCGGCGGTTGTGGGGGAAGCCCTTGTTTTCCGGGGGTCAAGGGGAACAAATCGGGAAAGCTGGACACGCACTCAGTGCATGTCCAACTTTCTCGTCCTGTTCCCCGTGGTGGGGGGTAGAGGAGGCGGAGATGGTGAAGGCGAAGACGCGGAACACGCGGGCGGAACTGGCGGCGGACCCGCTGCTGGAGGACGCGGTGCAGGATGCCCTGGCGGGGATCAGGACCTGCCTGCCGCATCACATGGCGGACCAGCTGCGGATGTTCGCGGAATACGTCCAGGCGCTGGCCCTGGACCCGATCCAGTGGGACAGCAGGACGCAGAAGGAGAAGGCCCTGGCCTCCGGCCGGGCGCGGACCGCGCAACGCCGCCGGGTCGCGATCGCCGAGAAGCATCGCAAGGCGGAGGTCCTGGCCGCCGCCAAGACCCTGCTGGACCGGATCGACGCCGTCGAGGCGCTGGCCAGGAAGGTCGAGGCGATCCAGGGGACCATCACGGCCAACGCCAGGGCCGCCGTGGACGACGCCAACGCCGTCCTGTCCCGGGCGGACGCCCTGCTCGGGCGGATAAACGGGGCGGACAAGTGGCTGGAGGTCCAGCAGGAGGTCGAGGTCGAGCGGCGGGTCCGCAGCCACCTGGGGGCGGAGGCGAGGGAGATGCGGGCGGCGAAGCAGGAGGAGATCAAGGCCGCGAAGATAGCGGTGGGGGCGGCCCTGGGGACGATTGGGAGGAGCTAGACCACTCTCAGCCCGCGCTTGATGGGTCCGGTGCGGGAGGAGGGCGGCAGGCGGGCAAAACGGAGCATCATGAGGGCGTAACGGATCGCCGAGACGATGTCGTCGTGCTGCTTGACCGGTCGGCCCTCCTTCCTGTGGTAGTTCCGCAGTTCGTCCAGGCACTCGGAGAGGTGGTTGAACACCTTCAGGCGCCCGCTCTCCAGGCGATCGACCATGTCCGCGATGCTGGCTTCGAGGCCGTAGCCGCCCTCGGAGAATGTTGCGTGCTCGAAAAGCATCTGCAGGCCGTTCCTGCGGTAAATCTCCGCCATCGGCTCGCCGGAGGTCCTGTCGTGGGAGGCGGCATCGTGCGGCCAAGCCACCGGGACGCCCTGACCCCAGCCGCGCAGGATTTGGCAATGCTGCGCGACCGTGTTCTGGGCGATCGACAAGGCCTGGGTGATGTAGACCACGTCCGCCTCGCGGTCATGTGCGAGCATAACGGCACCGAAAGGGTGGTCAAACCCTAAGTCAATGCCTATGATCTTTGGCCAATGACGAGGTATCGAAAAGGCATCGATCGTGTATGCGCTTTCGGGGACCGCGAAGACCTTGCCGGAGCCAAGCTGGGGGATGCCCCTGGTGCGGGCCTCGCGTTCATGCGGCTTGTAGAACGCTTTTACCCGGTTTCGCTGCTCCTCGCTGAAATGGGCGGCGTCCTCCAGCGTCATCTGCACCAGGGCGCGATCGGCGGTCGTAGGTTTGGGGTAGAACAGGCGGACCACGTCCGACATGCCTTCAAGCGGGGTAAACGTCAGAAGGATGATGCCATTCGTTGCGTTCGTGCGCGTTACCGCCTCGCTGTAGATGTCGTAGGGTGGCTCTTCATCCATCCAGACAAAATGGAGCGTCTCGGCCTGGAGTTTTTCCCGATCCTGCTGATAGGATTTGAAGCCGATCGTGCTGGTGCCGCCGCTGACATGGGCGACGGAGACGGTATCGAGGGCCTCCGAGACGCCCCTGGCGGACGTGGTGCCCTTGATCAGGCGCCTGGGCACCAACCCCGTGCCGGGGGAACTGGCGCGGCCGAAAAGTATGCGCTGACAGCTGTCCCTGGTCAGTTCAGAGGAAACGCCGATCGCCCACCCCGCCACGGGGTCGTTGAAACGCTTCCCCTGCCACCAGACGGGGTATTCCCCCGTGAGGTGATATGAACATTCCGCTCCTGCACAGTATGTCTTTCCGACCTGATTGGCCGCCATCAGGAGCCGTTCACGCATCATGGCGCCGTGGGCGTGGAAGGCCTCCTGCTTCGGGTATGGCGTGTAGAGTTCGATCGTGCGTTCCGACAGGAGGCGCTTCGTCTCCTGGCGAAGTGCCTTGAGCGCGTCAGGGTCGCCCTTCAGCCGATCGATAATCCCAACCGTTGCCATATCAGAACAGGCCCCCACAGGTCCCGCGAAAAATTGGCATTCTACTTTGCCTCTACGAAACAAAGGAGTTTGGGTGGACGGGCCTGCATCTGCACCTCGCGCCCCCGGCCCCCCACCCCCGGGGGGCGGAACGGTCCGGGCGCGACATGACCCGATCGTTGCAACCCTGGGTTGTGTATCGTTGCAACCCTGGGTTGTATTCGATCGCGCATCGATGTAGGCTGGTGTCCCCCCTGGACGCCAAAGGGATATGCTAACCCATTGATATCATTGGCTCGTTGCACCCTCGTCCTCCTCGGTCCCCACACTAGACCCCACACTGTGCATCGGGTCGTGCTCGATCGTCAGCGCAGGCGATGCAGTCGTTACGGCAGGCACGACTGATGCTACATCGGAACCTATCGCCTCCTCAACGATGGCGAGCAGCGCGAGCAACTTGTCAGCTGGGAGCTTCATCAAAGGACTTTCTATCTGCATGCTCCTCTGCACAAACATCCCGATCTCCTTGCCCACAAGCTCTAGTCCCTTGTTCACCGCACCACGGTCAGACGCCAGCTTGGCGGTCCCCACATTGTCCATCAACTCCCGCAGCACCCACTCGCGTGTCGGTGCCTGGACACGCACGATGTCCTTGGCTTTCTCCTGATCTATCAACACACTAACCTCGGCGATGCGCGCCTTCACCGCAGGCTGCTTCATGATCTGGTGCGCCTGTTTGTCCGGGCTGGAGTAGCCCGCCTTCCGCGCCGCGACCACAGCCGTATTGCCTTGGGCGATGAAGAGGCAGAACTGCTCCCGCCTCGCGCTCCGGACCCTCGTAGTCACCAGAATGATCCCAGTTTCATGCTATGAAACAGCACCTTCGCCCGCCTTGGGCATCTCCGCAAGCAGAACGTGACGCCACCCCCACCACGCGAGCAGCACCGCGTCGGCCTCATCGTGCCGATGCACCGCCGCCTCCGTCTCCAGCAGCCTGATCACCAGCGCCATCCCGTCCGCCTTCCCCACAGAGCCACCACGTAGCCCGTAGGACGCCCTCCACCTCGCCGGGTAGGCCGTGACAGCCTTCCCACGCAGCCCCGCCTCCACGGCCTCCTGAAGCCTCCCTGTGGCCATGCCCAGGCTGAACGCACCCACCACGCCCATCTGCGGGCTGGCGCTCTGCCCCTCCACCACCACGAGATCAGCCTCCGGCACCAGCTGGCGCACCCGCCTCGCATCCCTGGCCTCGCCCAGCGCCTCCAGCTGCGGCCGGTCCCTGCCCCGCCAGCAGCGCAACAGCGCCACCGCGCCCTGCGCCCCGGGATCGATCCCCAGGACCACCCACCCGCTCTCCTCCCTGCCCGCCTCGCGCTGCTGCCGCTTGGCGGCCCGCAGGATGCGGATCGCCTTGGCGTCCACCTCCGCCCGGACCGCCGCCATCCGCTCGTCACTGATCAGGTCCACCATCACCCCCTCCCTGCAACACACACGCCACGCCCGCACCTCCGCCCGGTGCCTGTCACGCGTCACACGTCACACACCCTAGTCCGGGTTCTGAGTATATTTTGGGGAACAGTCTTATATGGGGAACCATATCATATCTATATCGTATCTGTCTCTTCACGTAGGTCGATTAAAGTGTGTGACGTGTGACAAATAGCCAAAAGCCTAGCACCCATCACGAACAAACTTGTCACACACCTTTTGCCGGGTGTGTGACGCGTGACAGATAACCGCCTTGCACGCAGCGCATCAATCATTCCCGAAGTCCCTGGCGTTGCTGGCTTTTCTGTCGTCCTCCAGCTTCGTATGCAGCATCGTCCCGTCCATCTGCGAATACAGTTCGACCGTGCTCCTGGCCCAAGGCCGTGGCCGCGCTCCACGGTCCCGTATTTGGATGCCAGTGCTCGCCCACCCGTCCGCCGCCAGGGCACGCTTGATCTGCTCCATCAGCTTGTGCCCGCGTGCCATGTCGCCTGCACCCCACACACCCTTGCCTGCCATGTCCACCAGTTCGTCCATCGTGACCAGTTTGCGGTCCTCCAGCGGGCCGCCCTCCGCCCACAGCCCCCTGGCCCACGCCATCGCGGCAGGCTCCGCCTCCCTGGTCATGGCCGCCTTGGCCTTGCTCATTGGCGGCGCCTTCTTCGGGTTGAATGCCGCGCAGTCGCGCTTCAGCAGGTAGCCCGCCACGGCCTCGTCCCCGCCAGCGTCCATCCACGCATACAGCCGATCGAAGTATGCCGTGTCCCCCGCCAGGGCCGTCTCGACCACGTCGAACCGCCTGTCATCGTCCGCCAGGGCGATGGCGTCCTCGTGGTTCGTGGTGACGATGACGTTCGTGATGTTGGGGACGAAGAACGCCGACACGTTCTTTATATTGATCCGCAGCGTGTCGGGCGGCGTGGTCAGGACCGCCTTGATCTCCTCATAACTGCTCCGCTTGCGGAACGAGGGCATCTCGGAGATCAGGAGCCAGGGCTTCCGCATATACTCGTTGAAATCGCCGCCCACCTGCAGCCCGGGCACGACGGCATGGTTATGCTCCCCCACCGCCGCCCAGAACGGGCGCAGCAGCGTGTCCTTCCCTGTCCCCTGCTTGCCCAGCAGCACCAGGGCGCTGTTGATCTTGACGCCCGGACACTGGAGGGCGAATGCCATGCGGTCGAGCACCCGCGCGCAGTCCGCCGCGTCAGGGATCAGCCGCTCCACATGCTCCAGCCAGACGTCCGCGTCGGCCTCGCTGGGCACCAGCCTGGACGGGC